CTTCAAGGAAGTCCTTGAATGCCTGCACGCTAACGTTTGACTTTGCCATTTGCTCTCTCTCTAAGTTATTGACTCAGATCGAGTTTATCCAGGAATTGATTTGCATGCAAGACTCAAGTCTTGAGAATTTCCGTTCAAGATCCACTCTCAATAAAAAAGGCCGCACCTCTGCGACCTTTCATCTCCTAAATCTCTTTTCTCTTACCTAAAGAAACAGCAGGCTGGGTCAGCCCTAACAACTTCAAGTGCATCGGTCAGAGAAAGCTCCGTGCTATACAGGTGTTATTTCATATCTTTTTGCATCCAATAAATTTTCCATCTGTCCAGAGAGCGGATGCACTTGATTCTTGTTGATGGCAGGACGTTTTTTCACCTGCCTCACCCTGCCATACAGGACGCTGCTCACCGATATCTATCGTCCGGTCATTGATGTTATAGACAATATCCAGATCATTACGGATATACTCAGATGGCCTTATGCTTTCAATGAATAGATGAACTTCTTTTTGACCGCTTGATACTCATGGCCATTAAACTCCATCTATCCTCTTTACCCAAACGTCTCTTCAGGCCATTGGCTGGCGATAACTTTCCCCACAACGGAACAACTCTCATTGCATGGGATCATTGGATATTGCGGGTTTAGTGGTTGTAGAAACACCTGACCGCTATCCCTGATCAGTTTCTTGAAGGTAAATTCATCACCACCAAGTCTGGCTATGCAGAAATCGCCGGGCTCAACAGCTTGCTCAGGGTCAACCAGAATTAACATCCCGTCAGGAAAACTAGGTTTGGAACCTGTTGGTGCGGTCATTGAGTTACCTTCAACCTCAAGCCAGAATGCAGAGTCACTGGCTTTTTTGGTTGTGCTTACCAATCTCTCCGCATCACCTTTGGTAAAGGTTCTGAGTTCTGGAGAGAACATCCCAGCCTGAACATGAGAAAAAACAGGGTACTCATATTGTTTTTTAACTGGGGCCGATGAGTATTCGCCAACAGGTGAAAATGTCCCGTCGTGGTTGAATGATATGTTATCAATACCAAGGTATTTAAACACCACACCAATATCACTAAGAGATGGATGACGAGATCCGCGCAACCAGTGTCCAATTCCACCCTGCGTCATACCTAGCTCTTCGGCTAACTTCTCTTGAGTTATGCCGAGCTCTTTCATTCTGGATCTAGCCAGTTCATACCATTTCATTTTCATGTCCTTATTATTACGCTCTGTACTGGAACCATCCATGCACAATGTGTATTTTTACTTGTATTTGAGAAGTACATATTGTATTTTTTATTCGTGGTTACTATGGAGGGCATATGAGCAACCTACGAAAATATCGAGAGTCACTGAATATCTCTCAAACAACACTTGCTAAGGCAGTTGGATGCACACAGGGAGCTATCGGACATTGGGAATCTGGTCGTCGCTTCCCAGACCTTAAAACATGCCGTGCTCTTGTTGCGTGTCTAAACAAGTTAGGCGCAAAAGTAAGTCTTGATGACGTGTTCCCGCCGGAGCACAAAGCCGCTTAATAAGCGGAGCCGCTCTTTGTAACAACGGACATTCGTCCTACGTCGCTGAAAAGCGAGTCCCAAGATATCTGACCAACTAAGGCCATATGCGTTTCCACGCATACCTTTCAACTAACTATTCACTATTGGAAATCTTAAGAAATGGAACGAACAAGTTACAGCAAACTATCACAGCGCGACGTTGATCGCGCAGAAACAGATTTACTCATCAACCTGTCAACGCTTACACAGCGCGGTCTGGCAAAGATGATTGGCTGTCATGAATCGAAGATAAGCAGAACGGACTGGCGGTTTATTGCTTCGGTCTTGTGTGCTTTCGGAATGGCATCAGACATCAGTCCGATTAGCAGGGCTTTTAAGTATGCGCTTGATGAAATCACAAAGAAAAAATCCCCGGCTGCCACCGAGGATTTTAAGCAAATTGATATGCAATTCTGAGGGAATTACTGGATCAATCCACAGGAGTAATTATGACAAAACGTCGTAAGAAATACCAGGAAAAAGAAGAGATTCGACACCCTGATTCACCTGAGGGATTAGTGGTAGCCGCAGCAAATAACAGGGCGTTCGCAGAGCGCCTTGTTGGTGTTTACAGACTAGCCAAAGCAGGAGTGAAACATGGGCGTCGTTAAGTTAGCTGATTACAGGCCTCAACTGGAGGTCGTGGAGCATCGCGTGGCAGATACCGAAGATGGTTTCATGCGCGTTGCTAACGAGATTACCGACAGTCTGCTGATGGCTGATTTAACCGTCCGGCAGTTGAAGGTGATGCTCGCTATCATGCGCAAGACATACGGATTCAATAAGCCGATGGATCGACTCACAAACACGCAGATAGCAGCCATGACAGGTATTCATCACACTCATGTTTGCGCTGCCAAGCGCCAGCTTATTGAGCGTAAATTCCTCATTGCTGATGGCGTGAAAATCGGAGTGAACAAGGTGGTTTCTCAGTGGATTAGCCAGGACAGCTTAACATTAGCTAAAACAGCTAATAAAACATTAGCCAAGTCGGCTAATGGGTATAAGCCAAGTCAGCTAAACACAAAAGACAATATACAAAAGACAATAAATACAAATACCCCCTTACCCCCTAACGGGGATGGCGATGGGCAGGTTAAACCTGAACGTCGCAAGGCAGAACGAATCGACTACGAATCCTTCCTGAACGCCTACAACACCGAAGTCGGTGACAGACTTCCACACGCTGTTGCGGTCAACGAGAAACGAAAACGCCGCCTGAAGAAAATTATCCCGCAACTGAAAACGCCAAACGTGGACGGTTTCAGAGCGTATGTCAGGGCGTTTGTGCATCAGGCCAAGCCGTTTTACTTCGGAGACAACGACACGGGCTGGACGGCAGATTTTGATTACCTGCTGAGGGAAGATTCGTTAACGGGAGTTCGGGAAGGGAAGTTTGCAGACAGGGGGATTGCATGAGACAGGATATCGAAGCTAGCGTTATCGGTGGCCTGCTGATTGGTGGATTAACTCCAACCGCCAGTGACGTTCTGGCAACGCTGGAGCCGGAAGCGTTTTCAATTCCGCTCTACCGGAAAGCCTTCGAGGTTATTCGCAAGCAGGCGAGAAACAGAAACCTAATCGATGCGCTGATGGTTGCCGAGGCGTGCGGAGAGGAGCATTTCACGTCAATCCTGATGACCAGCAAAAACTGCCCGAGTGCCGCAAACCTGAAGGGATATGCCGGAATGGTCGCGGATAACTATCACCGCCGTCTGGTGCTGGAAATCATGGATGAAATGCGTGAACCAATCCAAAGCGGAACCATCGACGCATCGAGTCAGGCGATGGATGAACTTGTAAAGCGTCTTTCAGCCATCAGAAAGCCCCGTGACGAGGTTAAACCTGTACGGTTAGGGGAAATCATCACTGACTACACTGACACGCTTGACAGGCGTCTGAGGAACGGAGAAGAGTCAGATACCCTGAAGACCGGAATCGAAGAGCTTGACGCTATCACTGGAGGGATGAACGCAGAAGACCTGGTGATTATCGCCGCTCGTCCTGGTATGGGGAAAACCGAACTGGCGCTGAAGATTGCCGAAGGTGTGGCAAGCCGCGTTATTCCTGGTTCTGACGTCCGGCGCGGGGTATTGATTTTCTCAATGGAAATGAGCGCATTGCAGATTGCAGAGCGAAGCATTGCCAACGCCGGGAGGATGTCGGTTAGCGTACTGCGAAATCCTGCATCGATGGATGACGAGGGCTGGGCACGTGTTGCTAACGGCATGAGTCAGCTTGCAGATTTGGATGTATGGGTAGTCGATGCTTCGCGGTTATCGGTCGAAGAAATACGCTCAATCGCAGAACGGCATAAGCAGGAAAATCCAAACCTGTCACTCATCATGGCGGATTATCTTGGCCTGATTGAGAAGCCGAAAGCAGACCGCAACGACCTCGCAATTGCTCACATCTCCGGAAGCCTGAAGGCGATGGCGAAAGACCTGAAAACACCGGTTATCTCCCTGAGTCAGCTTTCGCGCGATGTTGAGAAGCGACCAAACAAACGCCCGACAAACGCAGATTTGCGTGATTCAGGAAGCATTGAACAGGACGCAGACTCAATCATCATGCTCTATCGGGAAGCGGTATATGATGAGAACAGTAGCGCCGCGCCATTTGCTGAAATCATCGTGACGAAAAACCGTTTTGGCTCGCTTGGTACAGTTTACCAGCGGTTCTGTAACGGACACTTTGTTGCATGTGACCAGGATGAAGCCAGACAGATTTGCACAGCATCAAATGCACCTGCTGCGCGTGGCAGACGATATGCACAAGGGGCTGACGTATGACCATCTACATCACTGAGCTAATAGCAGGGTTATCGTTACTAATGGTTCTTACTGTATATATTATTAAGTATATTCTTTATGCGAATAAAAAAACTAATTGATCACGATGAGCTTCTGTCAACATTATCATATGACTCAGAAACAGGAATATTTAAATGGCTAAAAACAAATTCAGTAGTAAGAGTAAAAGGTAGTATTGCTGGAGGTGTTAGTGGTGGTTATATATGCATTAGTATAAATAATGTTTTGTATAAGGCGCATAGACTTGCTTGGTTCTATGTATACAAAAAATGGCCTCCTAAGTTTATTGATCATGTAAATGGGAACAGACTTGATAATAGGATTTCAAACCTAAGACTGGCAACAGAAGAGCAGAATGCAAGAAACATTGTAGGGAATAGATTAAACACATCCGGTGCAATTGGAGTGTCTTGGTATAAGCCAACTGGCAGGTGGAAGTCTTATGTTGGTTATAAAAATAAGACAATATCGTTAGGGTATTTCGATAGCAAAGAAGATGCAGCATTCATAGCAGCACTAGCAAGAAAGAAACTATATGGAACTTATGCGAGTAAAGCACTTAATTGCGAGCATGAGCTTTTATCTCAATTTAATAATGATGAGGATAAACTTGCGGAATATCTTAAGGAAAAATATAAAAGGACTCGAAAGCGTGTTAAAAAAAGATAAAGGCCTGCTGGTAATCGCAGGCCTTTTTATTTGGGGGAGAGGGAAGTCATGAATCTGGACAAGCAAGATGCACAAACTATTAGCTCATACATAAGGGCATCAAGACCAGATTACAAAGGTCCGGTATTCGTAGATTTATCTCGCCTTGAATAGATTTACATGTGGAAAGCAAGGTTACTTACGCATTTTGTTATTCGAACGATGACTAGCAACATTACAAAACCAATGTAACTGGAAGAGGTGAATATGAGCACACTCGCAGACCTTATTCATGCCGATATGGCTGAAGATGGAGCAAGGCGTAATAGGTACTGGAAATCATCGAGCCTTCCAGTTTGTGAAAGATTCAATCACAGGCCAAAACCAAAACGTAGCCGACGAGACAAAGTGTTGAAAAAACTCATGCAAATTAACATGGCTGGTTTTGTCAGATTCGTGAGTGAAACGACTAACGGTGATTGATATGGACGAATCAAGAAAGCAGTTTGAGGAATACGTTGCCAAAAAATTGAGATTACCATTCGAGATGATAACCGAGGCAAGAAATGGTGATAGGTACTTCGCATTTTCAAGCATGGATATTCGTCACTCCTTAAATGATTGGTGGGCTTTATGGCAGGCATCGCGAGCAGCTATTGAACTGGATATCGACTGGCCCGAATCGAATGACGACCTTTGGAAAGATGGTGAAGAAGGTGCTTATGCGATGGGTTATGAGGATGGGCGTGACAAAACGGTAATTGCAGTAATGAAAGCCATCAGGGCCGCAGGAATCAAAGAAAAGAATTTCGATTAAGCAAATATCACTTCAATAAATCGCTTTTAAGGCATCACAATCGCTCTGTGGTGAGGTAAGCACGTGCAAGGTATACCGATAAGCAGCGAGAATGAAAAATGCGTCAGAATGCGTTTGAGGAGGTTTTAAGAAATGAGTACGATAGCTGAGCTTGTCAGGGCTAATTTTCGTGAAGAGTTGGTGCGTTGGTATCGGTATCGTTCATCGTCCAGTTTGCCGCTTGATGAGTTGTATGAGCATTCACCTGCCGCACGACGCTATCCGCGTGACCGTGTTCTTCGACGGTTGTTCAAACTCAACAATGAGTTTCAGCGCAACAGAATTATCCGGAGTCTGGATTTTAAGTGAAGGAGTGAGCATGAGCGACCTATCATTAACCCAGCCAAAGCTAAAAGAATGTCCGTTTTGCGGCGGTAATGCTCGTCTGTGGGTTGAGGCCGGAATAAATATTGATGTGTGGGGCTATGCAGAATGTGACCTCTGTGAAGCCAGGGTGGCATGGGCACCATCAGTTGCTGCGGCTACTGAAAAATGGAACCGGAGAGCAGGAGATGAAGCAAACCTTTCTGCTTCGCAACGAAGCAATCAGAAATAACGCCATAGACGCCATTCTCTCACTACCCATCGACGACAAGTCACCCCACGAAGTCCACGTTAAAGAACCCAAGCGCAGCAAAGCGCAGAATGACCGCATGTGGCCGATGCTGAACGATGTTTCGCGTCAGGTGCTATGGCATGGTCAACGGCTGGCGCCGGAAGACTGGAAAGACCTGTTCACTGCCCTGTGGCTTAAGACCAAAAAACTGGAGCAAAGAAGTGCGCCTGGTATCGACGGTGGCGTTGTCATGCTTGGCGTGCGTACCAGCAAAATGCGAAAGGCCAGCATGACTGAGCTTATCGAAATCATGTTCTGGTTCGGCTCAGAGCGCAACGTGCGGTGGAGTGATGACTCCCGGCGAGAGTATGAATGGTCACAACGAAAAGGGAAGGCTGCATGACTATCAAATCAAATACGCCAGCACACGACAAGGACTGCTGGCAAACGCCGCTCTGGCTTTTTGATGCGCTGGATATTGAGTTTGGATTCTGGCTGGATTCAGCTGCGAGCGACAAAAACGCTCTGTGCGCTCACTGGCTAACTGAGGCTGACGACGCGCTAAATTCTGAGTGGATAAGCCACGGTGCAATCTGGAATAACCCACCGTACAGCAATATCAGGCCGTGGGTGGAAAAAGCCGCTGAGCAGTGCATACAACAGCGACAGACGGTAGTGATGCTTGTGCCAGAGGATATGTCTGTCGGATGGTTCAGCAAGGCTCTGGAGAGTGTTGACGAAGTTCGCATCATCACTGATGGACGGATTAATTTTATCGAACCATCGACAGGGCTGGAGAAGAAGGGAAACAGCAAAGGCTCAATGTTGCTGATTTGGCGACCGTTCATCAGTCCTCGACGGATGTTTACTACCGTATCCAAAGCGGCATTGATGGCGATCGGGCTGGGCGTCAGGAGGGCTGCATGAGGCGACAGCGACGAAGTATCACCGACATCATCTGCGAAAACTGCAAATACCTTCCAACGAAACGCTCCAGAAATAAACGCAAGCCAATCCCAAAAGAATCTGACGTAAAAACCTTCAATTACACGGCTCACCTGTGGGATATCCGGTGGCTAAGACATCGTGCGAGGAAAACAAGGTGATTGACGTGATGATTTATTCGGGGCTATATTCCTCAAACGCCAGCAAAATCTGGCGTCGGGATTGGCGTCCTGGATAGAGACCGCGACAGATACACGCCGCGAGCGTGTTTTTTATTGTCGTATGCACGCGCACATCTGAATTATGGTGGGCTGTGTGGGGGCGGAGAGATCCGCGCCGGTCGGTTTCCCGGTTACGCCAACCCTGCACAGTTCACCACCAGACGATTGGCGTCGTCGGTGGTGAGTTATTAAGAAACCACCAGAGGGCGTCATTATGACAACTAAAATTTCTGTTGAAACTCTCTCCCCGATCACCCATAACCAGATTCCTGTTATTACCACCGAACTTTTGGCGCAGCTTTACGGCACTGAGCCGGTGCGTATTCGCCAGAATCATCATGAGAACAAAGTACGCTTCGTTGAAGGGAAACACTTTTTCAAAGTTGTTGGTAATGACCTTAAAGAATTGCGGGTAGCTTTAAACTACTCACAAAATTTGCGGGTTACTTTAAGTAACTCACAAAATTTGCGGGTTACTTTAAGTAACTCACAAAATTTGCAACCATCTTTAAGAGGGTTACAAATTTCCCCGAAAGCCCGCTCCCTCATCCTCTGGACAGAACGCGGCGCAGCCCGTCACGCAAAAATGCTCGAAACCGATCGGGCGTGGGAAGTGTTCGAAAAACTGGAAGACTGCTATTTCAGCCAGTGCGAGAAAAATACTGGCAAACAAGAGAAGAAGCTCAACGGGCTTTCCGCAAAAGAAACAGACAGCCTTGTATGGCTGTGGGATTATGCCAACCGCTCACAGGCATTGTTCCGTGAGTTGTATCCCGCATTAAAACTGATTCAGTCTGGCTATTCCGGCATATGCCACGACTACGGCTATGAGTTCTCGTATATCATCGGGAGGGCGAGGGGCGTTTTAATTAATCACACGCGGGATATAGATATTTATGAGCCTGACGGGCCGACGAACCTTCTGGCATGGGAAAGGCTTAAGAACAAAGAGTTGCCGCCTTCACTGCATCGCTACTGACAATTGACAACTTAACAAACCCAGCTTCGGCTGGGTTTTTTATTGCTGAATTTTCAATGTGAGAGGACATGACAATGAATGAGCTGATAAATAGCAATGCCATCAAAATGACAAGCATTGAAATCGCTGAGTTGGTGGGAAGCCAACACGGTAATGTCAGAATATCAATAGAACGTCTGGCAAAGCGTGGGGTGATTCAACTTCCTTCAATGCAAAAAGTTGAAAATAAACAAACAATTAGCCCTAACAAATTCACAAGCGTGTATATATTCGAAGGCGAACAAGGTAAGCGAGACAGCATTATTGTCGTCGCTCAGTTGTCGCCGGAATTCACCGCTCGCCTTGTTGACCGCTGGCGAGAACTCGAAGGGGCAACCGCGAAAATACCACAAACCTTTTCTGAGGCATTGCGCCTTGCGGCCGACCTTGAAGACCAGAAGGCTGAACTGGAGAAACAGCTTGCTCTCGCAGCACCTAAAGTTGAGTTTGCCGATCGAGTTGGCGAGGCCAGCGGAATTTTGATTGGAAACTTTGCAAAGGTTGTTGGTATTGGTCCAAACAAACGGTTTGCGTGGATGCGCGATCACAAAATCCTTATTGCTTCAGGTGCCCGGCGCAATGTGCCAATGCAGGAATATATGGATCGCGGCTATTTCACAGTGAAAGAAACAGCGGTCAATACAAATCACGGAATACAGATATCGTTCACCACAAAAATCACCGGGCGTGGTCAACAGTGGCTGACAAGAAAGCTGCTAGATAACGGAATGCTTAAAGTAACAGGGGAGGCTGCTTAATGGCTAAACCAGCGCGAAGGAAATGCAAAATCTGTAAGGAATGGTTTCACCCGGCATTCTCAAATCAGTGGTGGTGCAGCCCGGAACACGGAACTAAATTAGCACTCGAACGACGAAATAAAGAACGCGAAAAGGCGGAAAAAACAGCAGAGAAGAAACGACGACGAGAGGAGCAGAAACAGAAAGATAAAATTAAGATTCGAAAACTCGCCTTAAAGCCCCGCAGTTACTGGATTAAACAAGCCCAACAAGCCGTAAACGCCTTCATCAGAGAAAGAGACCGCGACTTACCATGTATCTCGTGCGGAACGCTCACGTCTGCTCAGTGGGATGCCGGACATTACCGGACAACTGCTGCGGCGCCTCAACTCCGATTTGATGAACGCAATATTCACAAGCAATGCGTGGTGTGCAACCAACATAAAAGCGGAAATCTCGTTCCGTATCGCGTCGAACTGATTAACCGCATCGGGCAGGAAGCAGTAGACGAAATCGAATCAAACCATAACCGCCATCGCTGGACTGTCGAAGAGTGCAGGGCCATCAAGGCGGAGTATCAACAGAAACTTAAAAAACTGC